CATCCTTAACGAAGTAGTGCATTAAGGTTGTGAGTTTAGACTGATCGTCAAGTTCCAATTTGGCTTTGTCGTACCCCTGATCCTGCGTGTCAGTATCTGCTGTAATTAAATTGATTAGTCTTTGCTCAACATTATGGTCTTTCGCCAATTTCTTTATATCAGATACCAGCTTCCTATACGAAAGGATGACGTATGGCTGAACCGGTTTGCCATGTGCGTTTATTCTCCTGTCATTAGGGTTTCCAAGGAATACATTAGTACCATCAATGACTTCTCCGCACATTTTTCCTTGGGCCTGGGCCATTACTCCATCATCATTACCATATATGGCTTTAGCGTCATAATAATAGTGCAATACTCCCATTCCAGACAAGGCGGCATTCAGAAGCATTTCTTCGTTTAGTGATTTCTGTTTTATTTCCTCCCATGCAGTTTCTGAATATGAGTTAAAGGCATTCATAGCCTCTTCATATAGTTTTCCCTTTTCGTTTGCTGCCGGTTCCTGGCCTTCTACCTTCGGTGGCTGCGTATACCCCTCAACACTAAAGTTCATTTTTATGTCTTCCGCCATTACGCTGGATACCTTGAAGTCAACTATACGCTTTGAAAGCGGCAGTATTGGCTTTGGCAGGTCCATATCTTCCAGCCCATGATAATGATCGTTAGCATAGAATCTTTCCGCCTTCGCGCATTCTGTAAGATACTTTTCTCTTCTAAAGAAGTTCAGTCCGGTTTCATATTTCTGCCAGCTGTCTGTTTTTGTTCCCATTATTCCTCCTCCACATCACCTGTATAGCTCATGAATTTTGTCATATCCTCTTCAAATTTCTTGTTAACTTTCACCTGCTCATGTTCAATTTTGATTTCTCTGACTTTATTCACTGTTTCTTTTACTTCCTCAACCGGGCTTAAGGGAGTTTCCCCTTTGGCTGTGATCATCCCCAGCCTTAAACCTTGTTTAAAACCTATAAACGCAATAAAAAAAAGAACTACTCCGAGTCCTACTGTAATAATGGCCGTTTCCATACTTTCCTCCTATTTTGTTCTTTTATGAACTCTTTCAAGTTGCTAATTATATGCTTTATCATTATCCCGTCTCTTTTGTTCAATCTTTTTTCTATTCTCAATATCTTTGTCCATAGCCTCTTCAAAAGCCTTACAGGTGGCTTTACAGCCTTTTAATTCTACATACTTTGGGTATTCATCTGCTATGAGTTTGAGACCGTTTGCAATCAAGAACATCCCGTATTTATCTTTTGTCTCTACCATCATGTAACCTTTTCTTTTTACAGATTTTCCGCATAGTTCAAGTGTCTGCATCAAAACGCTGACTGAGGCGCATATAATGTCTTTGCCGTCTTCAGCGAAGTTCGAATGGCCTGTCGTTATTATTCCATCGTCCAGTATTGTAATGTTTATCATGTTCTTCTACCTCCTTAAAAAACCCATTTAATTTATGCCACATTTCAAAAGTTATATTGTCGCAAGTGTCTGCTCCTTCACATTCTCTTTTTAGTAGCCTATGCAATACTTTGATTTCTTCTGGTCCAAGCGTTACTGACCCTTTAAGTTCAAGTTCTATTTTCATTAGTAACCTCCTAAATATTTATCGTTAACTTCATCGGATGAAGTATAACCATCTTGTTTTGCCACTGGATCTGATAGTGCCCAGTTCTGAGTTGATTGCTTTGCTGTTATTTCAATTGGTCTTTGTCTCATAATGCAAAAATACCTTAGAGCGTCGGGAGCATGGGTTAATTCATGGTCTTTCTTGTCCTCGATGTCATTTGCATTGTTTTCACGTTGTTTTAGCTGGGGCAGTGTTCTTATAAGGTTTGTGCAGTTGGAGAATATCTTCAGCTTTGAGGTTTGTACCGGCTCTCCTGTCTGTTCGTCTCTTGATTCATACACCTTGAGCCATTCCTTTACAGCAAGCCATCCCGTTTCTCTATTATTATCCGACCTTGTTAGCGACTCTCCATTTTCTCTAAATATATCGAATGCACTCTTACCTGTTTCTTGTCTTCTGTTTTCTAGATCAGGTGGAGCATATTTAATAATTGGCTTGTCTGTTCCGTTAACATCTTTTATTCTTTTTGCTGCTTCTGAAATGATTAAATCGCTTTCATATAGTTCTTTATATACAAATGCTCCCCCTTGAGGGTCCATCGCTATCCAGTAGTTTGCTAGCATATCAAGTCCATAATCCTTAGTGGTATAACGGTTCCAGTGCTGTGGGATGGGGAATGGATTAACAACATGAATATCTCTTCGGAATTCTTCAAAGAATACTCCTCCAGGTATTCCATATTCACCTAGTCCAACAACCTTAAATCTGTCAGGGTTTGTTACTGCCAAATTGAGAATCTTTTGTCTATCTGCATCATCTAACCACTCATTACACCTAAATGTCGTCGTTGATCTGAATGTATCCGGGTGATCATTATCCCAGTATCTTTCTTTGGTCCAGTGAGATTCAACCCATGGGTTATATGTTAGAGTTAGCTGTTTCCACAGTCCTTCTGGCATTTCTCCACGAATTGACTCGTCAAATGTATCAAAGTCCTCTACCTTGTCAATTTCATAAACCTCTTCAAGCCATACCCAGCAAAGCACGCCTATATCTACTGTCATTGATGTTAATTTCAAAGGATCATCAAATCCTCTGAACAATATCTTTTGGCCAGTAGGTAAGTAAATTGCCTCAAGCGGCGATAAGGTAAATCTCCACTTGTCATAAACTCCAAATCTTTTAGCTGCCCACTTTAGCTGTGCATAGGTACTGTCTTTGTGAGTGTTAAATGTTTTTCTTACCACAACTGCGTTTGCTAACGGGTATTCCATAATTTTATAAATAAACCAGAGTGCTGTGGTTGTTGACTTTTTACTACCTCTACCACCTTTTAAGACTCTATATCGGTTTTTGCTATTCCAAAAACTTGCGTAACCCTTGCCTATTATGTCTGGCAAGTTAATTTTTTTAGTTTCCATGTTTCCCTCTTGTCCTGGTGTGGTGAAGCAATGGCATTTCTTATTGAAATTTCAACAGCATATTTTTAATCTTCTAGCTTATCCTCGCCACTAAATATTACCATTGAGCCTGAAATTTCGATTTTCTCGGTAAATATGTTAAGGTGTTTTCCCAGAAGCTCCAGGGCTCTTAGTTTATTATGCTGCCTAACTCTTATCCCAAAGTTCGTCTGCTCTATCCCTGCTATGGCTGATAGCCTATTTTGGGGCACCTCGTCCGTTGACTTAACCGTGACAGCTTTATATGTGTTATACTTGCCTGTCCCAGTTCCATCTTTTCCCTCTATTTCGTATTTGATTTCTTCAATTTCTGCAAAATCAGATCCATTTGCAAGGGCCACATTTGTTAGTTCCTGCAGAACTTGTTTTGCGGTAATTATGCAGTCATTTTCGGCTGCTTTTATCACTCTTTCTTTGAGAATGTTGTACCTTGTATTTACCTTGTCACTTTTAAAGAGCTTGCTTGCCCTCTCATCAACCGTCTTATCTAGCCACTTTTTACTGGCGGGATATGCCTTTTGATACGCCTTTCTTTGGCTTTTACCTTTTATTAATTCACGGATAAATTTATCCTGCTGAACCGTTACGGTGTCTTTATTTTCGCTTGCCACTTTGGCCACCTCCCGTCTTTAGTTTGGCCTTATATTTTGATGGCCAACGGCGGCTTGCACATGACCCTGATTTTCGCATTAAAAAAGACACCTGAAATGGCGTCATTTTTTTTCATAGTTTTTTTCGGTTTTTTGGTCAATTTCCTCTTCAAAAGTCGTCTCTGTTTTGAGCATTCTTTATCAATTACATTATTACACAAATAAAACGGACAAAACGGACAACTTTACTCGACGAACCTATCATGCATTTTTCTTATGCCGTCGTCTGTGTTCCCACCACCAATACTTTTCGCCGCTACCTTCCAAGACATTAACGATATGTGCCTATAAAACATGATTTGTCTCATGAGGCTGTCTTCAATTTCGTTAATGTAATCCATTATCTTTTTTCGCTGAAGCTGGATTTCTCTTAGTTTGCCCTCAATTACAAATTCTATGTTTGCAACCTCCGTCGCAAGGTTGCCTACCGTGTCGGCTGGCCCATTGCTTCCTCTAGGCATTCCCGTAATCTCTTGGCCTTTGACTAATGACTTGCCCTTTATTACATTCAGTTCTTCACGCCACATCTCTATTTCTTGATTTAGATAATATATTTGCTTGAGTTCTTCTTTTTTCATTGAGGATCCTCCCATTATTAATAAGCCTCTTCAATTTGGCTACAGGAAATTTATCTGTTCTTCCCTTCCGATTCCCCGGAGGAGATAGTTATAGTTTTCTTTTGATTTTATTTTCTTTCCACGCTTCCACTTTTTTATCCTTGGCTCTTCGGTGAGTGAAATCATTGTGTATTCCAAATATGGGTAGTTGGTCACTTCATGGGTTCCTTTCCTGATTGTGTCCTGATCTATGTAATAACCCTTAAGTGGTTGAGGGTCTTCACTTAAGTGTTTGAATGAGACATATTCTTTTCGCACTTCCGGTTTCTCTATCGTTCTGCTGCAGGTGTAGCGTCTTTTGAATGAGCTAGCCTCGTCTCTGAATGTTTTGGTTGTCTCTTTGATTAAGTATGCTGCCAGCTTCTTGTAGTTTCTGTCTCTCTTCATCAGGGTTGGTCTGACGTCTCCAAACTTCCAGATGCTTGATATTGTTTCATAGTCCATAAAGCTGCAGACTATGTGGTGATGTATTCTTTCATGAAGGAACTCAGTGACACATACATTCTTCAATATCTTGTTTTGCTTTTTAAACTCTGTGCCTAATCTTCTGATGAATACTTCCCGGTCCTTCTTTGCCTGAGCCTCAGTTGGTTCTTCTCCGCTGTATGTGAGCACTATATGCCAATCACCTGGTATGAAATTATGATTCAGAATCCTTGTGAGTTCTTTCTCGGCGTTTCTGTCATTTATCTTTTGTACCTTAGCAGGAGTGATGTTATCTTTGTTTGCCCTCTTTTCTCCTTTTTTCTTTGGAGAAGATATCCTGTAGTTAACATCTATTGTAAATCCAGCTACACATGTTTCTTTGACTAATCTCATTGATTCACTCCTTACGAATTATTAATACTCTTACCGAGACTCATAATGCTCTTTATGAGCGCAATGTTTTCTTCTTATATATAATAGTAGGATAATTCCCATTGGGCATGCCTGGACCGATTGGCCCAGGCGTTTAGTGATTGCTTTATACGGTTTCTAACTTTCCTTGCTCAAACAGGTTGAGTGCATAATTTAGGACTTTCTCCTCTGCTTCGAACCCCTGGGCTTCTTCAACGAAATGCGGGCACTCTCCACAGTTTTCATCTTCCTTTATATACTGGCTACAAAACTCTTCTGTGTTTACTTCCTGGCACTTCTTAAACTTCAGTGCTTCCTCGAACGCTTTCTTTGTTTCTTTATCCATCTTTTTTTCTCCTTTATATATAGAAATAACTTTTCCTGATTTTATATTATTGGTGCTGCTTTGTTACTTGACTAAACAATTAGTTTAAATGTTGTCTAAAACCTTTCTAAGTTCTCTTGCTTGTTCCTCGGTTAAGGTTACTCCCTTGCCCATCTTTTGCTTATCCGGCGACCAATCTCTGATGTCAACTTTGGCAGGGTTCCCATTCCATCTGATCAAGTTAACTTCCTTCGTATATCCTTTTGCTGATGTTGAAATTACACCTATATGCTCAATTATTTCATATGTTACTTCTGGCATTTTTTATCCCCCGCTTCTGCGTTAAGCCTGTCGGCAATAGCGGCTGCTTCTTGTCTGTCTTCGGTGTAATTACCGCTATATTCTCGATTCCCGGAATGGTCAACTTCGCTTGTGTTCCTGATTCGAAATGCTATATACATTTTCTTATCACCAATAAGGTTTGATGATACCTTCCATTCACTTTTCATTTTAAAAACCTCCTCAATTAGTAATCATTAGTTATTCTTTTGTTATTCCCATATACATATTGTATTCATCTTTGGTTAATAACCCCATTAGGTATTGAACTCTAATTAACGCAAGGTTATAACCAGTTCTAAATATTGGGTTACAACCATTCTCATTATCATTCCAACTTTCAATTACATCGTTTTTTAACTTATTCCATTTTTCTTCATAATTCATTTTTATTACCTTTCACTTTCTTAATTATAGAAACTATTTATCTAAAATAATTTTGATATTTGTGGAAAACGGAAGTTCAGATGTCATTGAAATGTATCCACTGAAATCTTGCATTATGCTCCACATTTGGCTTTCGTAATATCCTTCTTCATCAAGTTTTAACTTGAAATCACCTATTGATGGGATTATCGCTTGTAATTCCTCGTGTTGTTTTTTTAAAATCTCGATGCCAAATTCTGTTAATTTTATTTTTATATAACCGTTTACATTAAAATCTACCTCACTCATAACATTCCTCACTTTCTTGTATTATTAGAAAATTAATCATTATGTTGGTGTTTCTGTTTTAAAATAGTCACACTTAACTAAATTGTAATTGGTATTCATATCGTGTCTGTCCGTTCTGTCAAACTTATGACATTTATATGTGCATTTACCACCTACTGATGATACGTTGTGCAACTTGTAATGCTTACATTTAAAGCAATTCTTCTTAAACTTTCGGTCTATCTTAAATTTGATTGTCAAGAACAAGAAGATTAAAACTACTAATAATATCAATGCTATTGGTATTATGAAATCCCCCAATATTCTTAACTTTAAATACATATCTAACATTTAAGTCTCCTTTCATAGTAGAAACTAACTCTGTATAACGTTAATGTCTAAATAAAAATCTTTCCAAATACTCATTGTGTAAACGACACGATTATTTGGTTTTCCATAATGGGGAACGATGTGCATTTCCTTAAATGGGCTTTTATCAAAGCAGTCTGATAATGCTAGAATCATTTCTTCGACTGGCTTCGCATCGTCTGTCCAAGCCATTGCCATAATATCCATATCATTAGATAAACTCCCGTGTAATCCTAATGCCCATCCACAGCTAAATGCTATTTGGCAAAGGTCATTATAAATACTTGCGTAAAATACAGCCTTTCCATTTGATGTAATGACTTCTCTGAACTTCATTTAAATTATCTCCCCCTCAAAGTAGAAATTAATTTCCTTGGCCTTCCCCGTAATCATCGTGGTATTTATTAATTGGACATACTGTTTTTCCCGCATCTTCGTTTTCGCAATCACTGCAAAGCTCACATTTGCCTCCAGTTTTATTCAACCTATTTTCGTTACACTCATTG